TATTTGAGGGTGTCCACAAAGCGCCAGGGGCAGTCAGGTCTAGGGATTGCCAGCCAGAGAAGAATTGGCCAGGAGACGGCAAAGCGAAAAGGTTTAAAAATTGTAGCTGAGTTTGAAGAACATGAGTCAGGCAAAAGAACAACAGCAAGACGGCCAGCTCTACGTGAAGCCTTAGACTATTGCAGAGAAAAAAACACAATCCTGGTGATTGCTCGAATGGACAGACTGACCAGGAATTTTACCTTTTTGTCAAAACTTGTCGAAGCAGCCGAGCGGGATGGGATTGGAATTGTGGCCTGTGATGTTCCTGAGATGGATGACCCTGGTGTTAGTAAGTTCATGTGGCGGATGCTTGCCAGTGTGGCCGAAATGGAGAGTGACAGAATTTCAAAGAGAACGCGAGAAGGCTTCAAAGAGGCAAAGCAGCGCGGGGTTAAACTTGGAAGTCCTGAGATCAACAAAACACAAAAACTTGGGTCTAAGGCTTTCAAAAAACACACAAGAGATTTTGCTTTAGAAATTATGCCTGTGATTGAAGAGATTGAAGAGGCAGGCATTAAAAGCTATCGGGGAATTGCACGAGCTTTGAACAGTAGAGGAATCGATACATACCAATCGAAGACAGCCCGTGAAACTGGAAACGAGGCTAAAAGGGGAATGAAATGGACAGGGCAAACAGTTAAAAATGTTCTGACCCGAAAAGATGTAAGGGCGTTTAAACAGCGAGAGGTGGCAAAAAAGAAAAGGGCAAAAGCTAAGTGATTGATTCTTTTACAAAAGTTTATCTCGATTTTGTGCGGTAATTTTGTGCGGTAATTTTAGGGGCTAATTTTGTACGCTAAATTCAGAGGTGTCTTTTTAAAAAGTTTTAGTATGATTTTTTTCCGGGAAAAATTGGAGGTTTGAGATGTTGTGGCACGAGCAAGATGCAATTTACAAAAAAATTAATTTAGACACGAGGCGGGTAATTCAGTCCGAAGGGAGACATTGGTTGTTCTGGAACACTATCCAAGGTGACCCTTATGAAGTCTATGTCGATCACTGGAACAAAATGCAAAGACATGTAAATGTTGGAAAGATCAAGCCCATTTTAGAGGCAAGACTTAGGTTTGTTGATGGTGACCTTCATGGCCGAATCGGAAATGACACATTTTTAAGGGAAGATGGCCTTAAAGGAGATTTTGCACAATCGGCCACGGCCATTCTTTGGTCAATGAGAGGTCGAGCTACCAGGTCAAAGAACATTAACGATCACGTCAAAACAGGCGATTTAGTGAGTGCTGCCCCTCTTCGTGGTCTGGCTGCACCTTCAACGCTTCAACGCTGGATCAAGGAGGAAATTGCTGCTGGTAAAATTGTTGCAGGCCGAAATACCTCTGGAGATGCGCGAGAAAGATGGCTTTCTCTGGGCGTTCCCTCCTTGGCTAACCAATGGTCAAGGAGATTGACAAACTGTTTGCTTAGAGGCCATGTCAGTTACGTTGGCACAGAAATGCACAAACACTTTAGAACATACTGGGTTAAGGATATGTTCATGCCTGCCGAGCTTTTTGATGATTCTGCAGAAGCCTGTCAAAATTTGGATTATTTCACATTAGACAATTTGGTCAGCGAACAAACAAAAACTGAATTGAGGGTTGTCGAATGAATGAAACCAGGTGGCCAAGAGGATTGAATCGTGTGGAGGCGGCAACTTACGTTGGCGTGGGCAAAACAACTTTCATTGAAAAAGTGAAGAGTGGAGAATTTCCACCTGCCAAAGCGGTTTCTGAGGGTAGAAAAATTTGGGATAGGGAAGAACTGGATATGATTTTTATGGATTTGCCACATGCCGAGTAGCAGGGTCGAAATTAAACTTGAGGACTTGCAGCAATCCCTAACCACAATGGCGGGCGGAGAAAAACGACTCTACGTCTATGTGTGTCCGAACAGAAATGCAAAACGAGATGAAAAAATAAACCTTGGAAGGATAAATGTTTTTAAAGGTCATCCAGACCTGTTTGAGCAGACTAAAACAGGGTTAGATTTTCAACAAAAAATTCAAATGGCTGGAGAAGAACTGAAACGTAGAAAAGATTTTGGTGGTCAGGTTAGAAAAGAAAAAGTGACGACAAGAGACACACTTGGCCAGCTCTGGGCTGACTATCAGGCCTCTTATGACAAACACGGTTTTGGCGGGTTAAAAGAAAGCACACAAAAACAAAAAATTCGCAGGCTTTCAAAATTTGTCAAAGCCCATCAACATTTGAGGTGGCAAAAAATTGAAAGAAAACAGATCAAGCTCTGGCGAGATAACTGGAAAAACAAAGCTCGAAATTCAAAAGCTGGAGGGGTTGAGGCCGCTAACTGTTTTGTCAAAGATTTAAGCGCACTTTTTTCCTTTGCAGAAATTGAAGAACGCCACCCTCACGGCTGGAGCAACCCTGCCCGAAGGCTTAAACTTGCGGCTGATGAAAATGCTGAGTCTGGTAGCTATACCTGGACTGCAGAGGATTTCAAACAATATCGGGATTTTTGGCCGAATGGCACAATGGAGCGTCTTGCGGGTGAAATTTTATTCACTTTGGGAGTCAGAGCTTCCGATGCAATTCGACTTGGGCCCAAAATGGAAAAGCAAGAATGGGGTGTCCACAACAACATCATTATTTTTCAACCTTTGAAGCAGCCAAGAAAACGCCAAAAGAAAACGACACTGTATTTGCAGATTGGGCCAGAACTTCAGGCTGCTTTAGATCAAAGACCTAATATTGTTCACATTAAATACCCTGCTCCACCGTGGCTCGTGACACAGGCAGGAAAACCGTTTTCGACTGCAAAAAGTTTTTCAAACTGGTTCAAGAAAAGGTGCGCGAGAGCAAGCCTTCCAATCGAATGTGCGCCTCATGGATGCCGACGAGGGCTGGCAACAGCAATGGCTGAAGATGGAGCAACGCACAATCAGTTGATGACGCATTTTGGCTGGATTAGAGCTGAAGAGGCTGACCTGTATACAGAGGCCGCACGAATAAAAAACCAGATTAAAACAGATTTAGCTGTAAACTCGTAGTGAAAGGTTGTGACAAAAAAAGATGGCAAAAAATTGTGACAAAGAGTATAAGGATTAAGAGTAGGAAATAAGAGCTTGTTTTTTATAGGTTTTTTTTAGCAGAAAAATAAAGGTGGTGACCCCTAGGAGAATCGGTTTTTCTTTTAAGATCAATACCTTAGCTGTGACAAAAAACTAAAAACTGCCAATACGTGCCAATATGTGCCAGGTGTGTGACAAAAAATAAGCTCTTCAAAACATGGAGAGCACAATGGAAATTACATTAAAAACAAAAGTTGAAATTCTTGACCCTGTTCACTTTAAGCCTGTTGCTGAAGGTGAAATTAGTGGCATTGCTTATGCCATTCCTGAACGTCATTTTGATGTCACGCTTTCTGATGAAAGGATTTTAACAAGCGTTCCCTTCTCTCAAATTCGGGAGATGAAAAATGTTTAAAATTTTCCTGGACACTTTGGTATTCACGTCAATTTTTGCATTAGCAATTTTCGCATATGTTGCGACAGGGGGAATGTGAGATGGCAAAATTTTCAAAAACAGGTCAGGAAATTGGAGCCAGTGAAACCCCTTGGCTGGTCAAAAATATTTATGGAGATAACTTCATCAACCTCTATGGCAAAACTCGAAATGATCTTTTGCAAAAACACAGAGCTGCTCTTGAAGGATTACCTGATGACCAAGCCCCTACTCCTGCCATGTTGGGTGGAAACTATTTTCAAGATGGAGCTCTGCAATGGTTCAATGATGCGTTTGAAGCGAATGTGGCTGAACCACAAGAGGGGTTTAGCAATCCTGTTTGCTTCAATGTGGCCAGTTTGGATGGGCGGTTTGCAGGAAACTGGACACATGAGATTATTCAAGATGTTGTTGTTCCATCAGGCTCCCCCTGGGAACTGAAAATTCCAAGATTCCCTGCTGAACGAGTCGACACACATGAGCGAGTTATCCAAGTACATAACCAAATGGACTGCACTGATTCAGAGTTTGCTGTGATTGCGGAGTTGGCCAGGAGTGATTTTATCTGGAGAGTGAAGGTCATTAAACGACATGAGCCCCTTATTCAGCAAATCCGAGATTCGATAAAAGAGTTTTGGCAGAAAATTGAAGATGGGAGCGATTACCCACCAGCCACCTCATCTGAGGCCAACAACATTCCTTCCAACAGAAAAGCTGAACCTCTTGATTTGACCGAAAATGAAGGGGGACACATTTCAAGAGAAGGCAGACAGGTTTTGATTGATTGTGCAGAAACACTCCAGGCTGCAAAAAGATCAAAAAAAGCTGCAGAGGGCATGATTGAGGAATGTGGTTTGCAAATTAAAACTGTCATGGCAGGGCGTGAGAAGGTCAAACTTCCTGATTTTAATATTTCATTTTCAACGGTCGAGGTCAAAGCCAAGCCTGAAAAAATTACGCCTGCAAAACCTGGGTTCACGACAAGGCGTTTAAACGTTCGAGAAATTTAGGAGGGAGGGAATGATGCCAAGGAAAAAAATATTTGAGCTAGAAGATGATTGCATTATGGCTCTTGCTAAAGCAAAACAACAAACAGGACTTTCTGAAAAAACCCTAATGCAACACCTGATTAGGGATCAACTTACACACGTTGTTAGCCAAGTTCCTGCTCCTTTGCATATTTTTCCTTCCTTAAAAAAGGAGAATAAATAGATGACTGACACGCAACAACTTCAAGCTGTTGAAAATGTGTTGATTGGTGGTGACCTTAGCACGTTGACAGAAAAGGACAGGCTAAACTACATCACTGAAATTTGTGGAAGCCTGGGGCTCAATCCATTAACAAAACCATTTCAGTATATCAAACTGCAGGGGAAATTAACCCTCTATGCGACACGAAGCTGTGCCGATCAACTGAGAAAAATACATGGGGTTTCAATTAAAATTGTTGATAAAGAAGAAGTTGATGGGCTTTACATTGTGACTGCTCGCGCACGAGATAAAAATGGGCGGGAAGATGAGGACACAGGAGCCGTCAGCATAGGTGGA